CTCGTCAGCGGATCGGTCACGCGGAACACGGCCGAGAACTCCAGCACGTCGTCAATGTTACTCTTCGTAAAGGCGCTGTCGGCAAACTGCTTCAGGTAGCACTTCTGCCGCCCGATGCCCGTATAGGGGAAGTAGATGTCAAGGCTTGCACCGCCGTCAACAAGTTCCTGCGTGGCCGTGCCTCCCGAATATTTCTTCGTACCCGCCACGCCTATCAGGAAGTCCCTGAAGGCGGTAAGCACTCCGTAGGCCGAGCTGACGGCACCCTTGTATGCGAACTTCACACGCATGTCGTAGGCCTTCAGCACAAGGGTGTTGGGTATGTACGTGTCCTCGCCGTGCTCGTCCTTCCAGTCGTTCTTGTACGGCTCCTTCGGCTCTCCGCCAATCTCGAACGGCACTTCGGTACAGGCGATGTTCCATCCGCCAAACGAGGAATAGACGGTCTCTTCGCCCGTCTTGCGTATCAGCAATGTGTTCTTTGTCGTATCTGGCATAATTATTCTTCCTTACTTACTTTCTTCAGGTCTTCAAGGGTGTAGGTCTCCTTCGATGACGACTGTATGCCGTACGCGCTGAAGTCCACCTTCACCTCCTGACCGTTTCCGTATTTCTCCAGCCATTTCTCGGCGGCGCTGTTCACCGACGTGTCATCGGCCTTCACCGACTCCATCTCGCGCAGACGCTCCGTGGTGGTCATCTTTCCTTTCTTCTTCATCGTACCGTAGTCAGTTACAGAGCAGTCAATGGCCATCAGCTCTATCTGGGCAAGCGTCATCGCGTTCCTGTAGTAGTAGCCGGGACGGGTAACCGGGATGCCGAGTATCCGCAACGGCTCCATCAGCCACGGATGCTTCTGCGTTATTTCCCACTGCTGCCCGTAGAAGGTGCGGCTTGGGTAGCTTTTGCTTCCTCCGCTGTCATCATCATCTTTGTGTTTCTTAACGCGGTCAGATATATGGTAATGAACTGGTATTCCATCGTTTGGCAGGCCATTTTTTTTTGAGCCATCTCCACCACGGGGAACAGTTCATGAGTACCGTATTCTCTCACGTAATAGTACCACCTCCACAAGAACCAGTAGAACAACTTAATCTTGAAGAACCTGCCGAGGACGATGAGAGCAACGCACTTGCACGGTATCTTAGACGTGCTGATGTCCTGTCCTTCCTTGCTCTTCTTCACTTCCTTCAGCATTACGTCTGTCATCCTCTCTAGGGCTTCGGCTCTCAGCCATCTCACCTTGAATTTCTTGTCTCTGACATCGACGATGTCTACGCTGTCAAGCACTACCTTGTTTAGCTCTCGCTGCTGTTCTATCGTAGGCTGTGTGATTTTTTCCTTTGCCATTGTTGTCTGGGTTTGATGATGAATGAAAAAACGGACGGCAGCATCTGGCCGCCGCCCGTCAGGTCAAAAAGAAAGCGGTGTTTATCCGCCCGACTGTGCGGTGAGAATGTAATAGGTTACGTCACTAAGGTCACTCAGCGGTGTAACGACCACGTTGTAGTACGAGGGGCTGTCACCGTCACCGAGTACGAGAGAGGCGAACAGTTCTACGTTGGGGAAGAAGGCCATCGGCTCGCCGGGTTCACCAGTGAGCAGCAGACCGCCGCTTACCTTCTTAGGAGCGGTTGAGTAACCGTCGCCCTTGTAGGTGTAGCCGTTGAAGGTTGCGGTAACGGAGGCCTGTGTGTTGGTCTTCTTGGTCATCAGAAGGTCGTTCACAGCTCCTGCCACACTCGACACCTGGAATGAGATGTCGGCATCACCGGCATTAGCACGGCTCACCCATGTGTCACCTGAAATCAGCTTGATACGGGTAACGTCGGTCTCGCCGGTGTCGAAGTTAATACCATCTTCCAGAACGGGAAGCTCCATTGTAATCGTGCCTACGTTGGCAACGGTGGTATTAGGTGTGCTATACCAATAGGCATGCTTCATCTGGCTCATAATCGAGCGAAGCGCGCTCACCTGTGTTCCTACAGTGTATTCTGCCATAATGATTCTATTTTTAAATGGTTTTTAATTATTGTTGATTCACTCGCGTATCAGTGTTACGGAATATTGGATGGCTACGGCATGGAATCCGAGGCCGTCAGTCTTCGGGTCTGTCTCATAAGGCTCTCCACCGTTGAGTGCAAAGAGCGGAGTCTTCAGGTTAAGTCCCTTCACATCGTCTATCATCTGCTGCATCACATTGTCGCGGAAAGTACCCTTCGCGCCGTCCCTCACGTAGATATGGAACTGTATCCATGCCTTGTCGGTGATGCTCGAATGTGGTATCTTGTTCTTCAGCGCGGTCACTATGAACTGCTCCATCCTGTCGGTGGCAGACGGACGCGACGTGTCAAACACGTTGTCACATATCGTCTTGGCCTGCTCAAAGAGGAACCGCCTTACGGCCATGCTGTTGCTCTTCAGATGTTCGTGTGCCATATTTACGTCTTTGGATAATTGAAGAATATGCTTGTTCCGAGATTCGTGGCGAAAACATCCGTGACCTCGCAACGCTCATAGAAGCCCTGAAGGTCAACAATGTCCATCAGGTCGCCGCCGTGGATGCCTTTCACCTGACCGGGAAGGGCAACGCGGTAGTCACTCCTGATGACGCCATCTGTCTTGAACGTACGCTTCGAGGTGCTGCTCTCCTTGCGGCACTTGCACTTGCACTGTTCAGTACCCATGCACTCGCAGCCCTCGCACGACTCCAGACAGCCGTCGCCGTAGAGATACTCGCGAACGATGTCGTCCGAAAAGGAATCGGCCTCTTCACGGTATATCACGCAACGGTGGGGAAATCTCGGATTCTTCACGCTCATATTAACACAGGTTTATTAGACGGATGCCCGACTGAACGGGTGGCTCTTCATCCCACTTGTCGAACAGTTGCTTGCACTTGCGCTTCCATTCGGCAATGGTGTCCTTGCTGATCTGCCAGCCGCCCTCGGAGTGGCTCCAGTCGCCGTCGGCGTCCTTCACCGTTCCCGTGATGGTGGGCAGGTTGGTCAGCCATGCGTAGCATAGACCCTCGGCCAAGTCAAGGTCACGCTCACAGAGAGACGTGATTGACGTACCGGCGTCTATCTTCCTCCGTACGAGGACGTAGCGTAAGGCCTCATCGCCAATCAAGGGAGAGACCCCACGCAGATAGTCCTCTATGGTTATCGTTCCGTCCATGATACGCTCTCGGTTTAAACGGTCACCGTCGATATGAACATCTGACGGATGGCGTTAGGTACGCACAACTGAGCCATCTCACCGTTCACGTTGATGCTGTGAGTGCGGGGAATGTCTTCAGTCTCAATCAGCAGACGCTTGCCCATTGCGTAGGCTACGTTTTCAGGCTTGTAACCCATCGAGATGGGCTGCACACCCTGGATGCCACCGAGCTTGCCCGTAGGAACGAACGAGATGTTCGTCGGCGAGAAGTTCACAATCTGGGTGGTCACGAGGTCAGGCTCGTTGGAGCCGGTGGTATCGGGAGCACTTACGTAGGCGTAGGTGTCTCGGACACGGATTTCGTCAACACGGATGAGTTTGCGGATTGCCTCCTTCTTTGCCTCGTCAGGTGTGTTCTCACCGACGCTCTGGGCAATAGCTGCGGATGCTGCGGTAGGAGCGGCTGCGTAACCGATTTTCTGGAGAACCTTGCTGTGGGTAAGCAGGTCGTCCCACAAATCCTGTGAAATCTCAAGAGCCAGAGGGCCACCGTAGTGACCTGTGCGGCGGATGTACTTCACTCTGTCCTGCATGTACTTGATGGGGTCTGAAGCAGAACCCTCGTTAGCATGGGTGGCGTTAGTCCACCAGAGTGCCGTACCCGTCAGGGTATCTGTGTTGCCTGCGGGCAGACCGAAACCGATGGTCAGTCCCTTGATACCACGGGGGTTGTTGGTGGCATTGATGGTGAACTGGCCGGTAGACACAATCTGATGACGCTGGTGGTTCAGCGCGTTCTCGAAACTCTGAATCAGCTTCTCTGTACCTTCATCGAGAAGGCCGAAGATGATTTCACCCATCTCATCGTTCAGAGCCATAGAGCCGAACTTCTGAGCCAACTGCATCTGCTCGCGAACAATCACGCGGTTGACAGAATAGAACAGCTTCTGGGTGGGGATGTTGTTGCTGACACCCTCGATTTCTCCCAACGGAAGCTCGTAGCCCTCACTCTCAGGATCTACATAGGTAGGCAGTACGGTGGCGTTAACCTTGGAAAGCAGCTGACGGAAAGTGTAGTTGATGCTAACCGGGTCAAACGAGAAACCGTCGATACGCAAGGCGTCGAATCTCTCTTCGTAGTGGTCTACGAAGGTCTGCCAGTCTTCACCACCGAGACCTAAGTCGATGATGCTTCTAAGTGTTACTGGTATTGTCTTCATTTTCTTTCCTTTTTAATGCGTTAATAACTCGGCTTAGTCAACCACGCGGATTGACAGACCATTTTTCTGAGTCATTCCCTTCACGGCAGCACTGATAGCGGTGGCGTCGGTAACGGTGTCACCAAGCATATAGCCGTAGATTTCACCCTTCACCACAACGTTGGCCGTTGCGTAGGTGTTGGAATCCTTAATCACTACATCTTCCTGAAGGAAGCCGATGATGTTCAGAGAGTCGATACCGGCAGGACTCTGCCCGGTAATCGCGGTCTTGATCTGCGCCCAGGTAACGACGTTCACGTCCTTGGCATCAGCACCGCTGGTGGTGTCGTAGGCAAGGGCCATACCGCTGCGGATAAGGCCGGCACTTGTGAACGATGATACGTTCTTGATGCGGAAACCGCCAGGAAGCTGCTCGTCAATACGGCGCCATACCTTGCGGGCGTGGCCGCCAGTCAGGGTCTCGCTGTTGAAAGCGTTGCCCGTGTTTAATGCGTTACTCATTTTCCTAACAATCTTTTTACGTTAAAAACTAATTTGAAAACTCTCACTTGGAGGCCTCCTGACGGCGCTTCTTCGCCTCAAAGCGCAAGTCTAGCTTGCTCTTGCCAGAAGGACTGCCGTTACCCATGCGGGGTGCAGCACCGTCGCCGCGACAGGCTTTGTATTCCTTGTCGTATTCGGCCAGCATTGCTGCCGTAAGGTCTTCAACGCTCTTTGTT